CCATTAACAGGGCTTCCGGGGGCAGATGTCCCGCTCGACACAATATTCTTGGTGGCCCCGTCTGCAATCGTTCCAAGCTTAGTGTTTGCGCCACTATCTACCTGTGATAGCGATGTCGGGATATTGCCACCGGATACCCAAGCCCCGGCTATCCTTGTCTTGATGGTCACTGGGGCATTCGTGTCAATCCAAATATCCCCATTGACCGGAGAGCCGGGAGCAGAGGTGCCAGTGGTAATAATGTTCTTTGTTGCTCCGTCAGCTATCCCAGTGAGCTTACTGCCCTCCGTGGTGTTTATTCCAGAAAGGCTGGTTGGCTTGTCGGTCACGTTGGCGTAGCCAGAAGACCCCGGCTGAATGTTGACGGAACCCTTAACGGAAAGGGTGGTGCCATCCCATGTCAGTGAGTTGGTTGCAGGGTTGCCGATAGACAGCTTGGTGATGGAGTCGGCGCCCTTCCCTATCCAGAAGCCAGTGCCAGTGTTGTACGCGGTCTGGCCAGACTGAATGTAAGCGTTGGCCCCGTTCAGCGTCAGCGTCCCAGCGGTGAGGTTTCCCATGTCTGCGCTTACGGCGGCGAGGTTCACCACGTTTATCTGGGCGGCGGTTACTGCATCGTCGGCAATCTCCCCGACTGCTACCTGCCCAGCGGTCGCGCTTCCAAGAGAAGTCCATGAAGCAGAGGGGTTCCCGCTGGTGTCCACTGCGCGCACGCGCGCAAAGTAGGTCGTCCCAGTGGTGGCATCGAACGACATGATGGGCGCGGTCGAGTTGAAGCTCCGCACGTTGGCCGTGAAGCCTGCGTCAGTGGCAACCGTCACCTCGTAATGGTGCAGGTCAACCGTTGCGACAGCGGCCCACTTGGCGATGACGAACTTGAGGCCAGCCACCAGCGAGCCACTGGTGACCGTTGCCGGTACGCCGGAGTCAGCCGCCGAGGTCTTGGTTGCGTCAGCCGTCCACTCCGACATCTTCCCGTTGGCGCCTATCGAGCGCGCGTTGAAAGTGTGGACAGTGTTAGGAAGTACATTGGGGATGGTGACGACGGTGTTCGTGCCGGTCTGGGTGCTGAACCCGTAGATGGTTCCCACCGAGTCCATGGCACTGCGCATGCGGATTTCGTAGCGCACCGCGTCCGGCACGTTGGCGATGGTGCAGGTGAAGTAGATGACCGGGATGCCGTCAGCGCGCAGAGTGCTTGATGTCGTGATTTCCGAGGACGTGAAAATCGGCGCGGCAGGCGCAGAAATGTCGGCAAACTCGACGGCAGGCGCGGTGTAGGTCGCGTTCTTGATGGCGGTTGACATGGCAGAGGCGTCAACCAGACCACCTCTTGATTGTGCTTCATTGAACCATGACTGAATGGCAGTCAGCGCGTTCCGAACCGAAGGGTCTACCTTGCTGCTAACTGAAGGTATATTCAACTGACCTGCCATTATTGGAACTCCGCTGGCGTGTCCCCAATCTCGAAGTAGTTGATTGAGGCGGTGCCGGTGATTTCAATCTCGAACATCGTGGCCTTGAAGCCTGCCGGTAGCCTGTAAATCCCATCCTGTATGGTGCGCGTAATCCACGAACCAGCGACGCACTGGTAAGGCTTGAGCTTGGGGGTGGCGTCCGTATCCAGCCAGATGGCCCCGTTGTCAACAGCCGGGATGCCGGTCTGCAAGTAGAACTTCTGCGTGCTTCTCAGAGTACCATCGGCGTAGATGTTGATGGTAGCCGTCCCGGTTGTGCCTCTGTCGAACCCTACCTTGGCCCAGCCGAAGGACATCGGTACGCCGGTATGGAACTGGCGCGACTTCCAAGTGTAGGCAGTCGTGGGTGGTTCAACCACGTTGAAGATGTGAATTGGGGTATTGCCGCCGCTCTCAGAGGATATATAGAGCCGCCCGGTAGCCGGGTCAGTCCAGAGCGCTTTGATGCCGGAGAACCCGGCGCCCAGCTTGGTGAATGAGCCGTCGTCCGGGTTAAAAACGAAGCCAACGCTACCGTCTGCCTTGGCCGCGCCAGTGTAAAGTGCGATGTAAAGCCCGTCGTAATAAGCCGCAACCACGTTGCCGGGGTCGAGCGCTTGCCACTCCCTGCGCGTGAGTAGTCCCTTGGTGGCCAGCGCCATGCCGCCTACGCCGACGCGCATGAGTCCTTCCGTGGTCGGATAGAGGCAGTAGTTCCCCATATCCACTATCGCGCGCCCGTCCGGGCAGATGCAGGCGTACCCTTCTTCCAAGCGCTCAACGCTCATGCTACCCGGAGTGCCGCCGGTCAGCACGACGGGTGGCCCTTGGGTGATGACCAGAACTGACGTACCGAACGGGAAGAGGCCCACTACTGGGTCGTACATCTTGTAGCGGTAGGCCACTGGCCATGCGTGCGGAAAGTACGGCTCAGAGAAGCAGACTTCATTCAGATAGAACCCGGCCAGCGCGCCATTGGGAAGCGAGATAAGCCCGGTCATGTAATACTGGGGCGGATACCACTCTGTCGAAATGATGGACTCGCCAAGGTCTGCGTTCTCGCAGTTGTCCACGATAGAGGTCTTGTCAATCGGGATGAGTCCGGTGGCTGGTATCGTCCCGCCGCTATACGTCCCAGAAACCACCAGTTGATATGTGGTGCCACTCGTACCTGTGTTGACGCGATAAACTCGCTTGTGCGTGATTCTGTGGCCCCACGCTCCGCCTTCAGCATGTGCCGGGATGTTGGTTGCGTCCCCCAGACCGGATACGGTGACGTGTGTGGCCCCGGTAGCGTTCACAATCGGGTCAACCACAAGGTCATTGGACGGAACGGTTGGCGCGCTCTCTTCCCCGTAGTACGAAACGTAGGTCATGATGTAGGAGAGCGTTTCGCGCAGGGTCACGTCCCCGGTCGTAGCTCCCCCGGAAGCAACCGGAGTCACGCTGGGAAGAGGAAGGCCAAGGTCATAGACGGTGCTGGTGCCAAGCGCGGTGACATCGGACATCTTGGGGCATTGAGTGTGGGCAACATTGAACTTGCCGCCAGCCCAGTACAGCCTGCGCCATGTATCGGATGCCAGCGGCAACGGAGACGGCGCCCAGCCAAAGACTTCAGTGGCGTTGCTGGTGAATCCGTACCAGTTCGATGTTGGCGGGTCGGAGCTATTGCGCGCGTGGCATATGAAGTGGTCGATGCCGGTGCCGGTCAGCGTGGCAACTTGGCCAGCAGACTTGTCGGCCCATGGGGTAAGGGTGCCGTTGTTGAGACGGCAGTTGAAAGCAGACTGCGCGGCATTGGCTGGTAACAGGTTCGCCGCGATGCCGGGGAGTAGTCCAGCGAACTTTTCCAGCCTCAGTTTCATGCGCTATCCCTCTTGAGTAGTCGCTGGTGCCAGCGTACCCTCGTTCTGTAATCTGGTGCCAAGAGCTTGAAGGAAAGTCTGGTGGTAAGCCTGCGCGCGCGCGGCGCTGATTTGCGATTCGATGTCCTTGGAGAAGGCGCGGTACAGGACGTAATCAACCAGCGCACCCTCGTAGGTTTCATCGAGAACCAGCGAGGTTGCAAGCGAAGCTACTGCGACCGGGATGACCGCAACCACCATCTCCAGCTTGCCGCCTAGCCCATCGTGGGGCGGATAGACGTAGAAGGTCTTAGGGTCTTTCGGGTCATACGTCCACTTCTTGACGGTGCCAGACGCGGTGTATGTGTGCCAGTTCGGGTCGATAACGTCGAGAACCTTGCGGTCAATCTGGAAGACTGCGGCGCCAGCCGCGTTGCCGCTGGTAAGGTTGCGCACAACATCAATCAACTCGTAGGCGGTGGCCGGAAGCGTCTGTTTGGTGCCGGAAACCAGCGCCATATTGGTGTTGCTGGCGAAGGCAGTGGGCTTGAGGTTGGCTATCTCGCGCAGGGCCGAGTTAATCCAGCCGAGAAGTTCTGGCTCAGTCCACCGGATATTAGTCTCGTCAACGAGCAGTATCTCTGCCTTGTCGGCAATGTTCTGGCCTGTGATTGCCATCAGAAGACTCCAAAGAAGCGCGCTTTCTTGGGTGCGCGCATGGTAGTGAGGTCGTCAACGCGGCGCTGGAGAGTTGCCTCGATGCCCGGATTGATGAGCGCGTAGGCTCCCGGCGCGCCAGCGATGATGCTCACTGTATCTTGGAATACTTGGTCAAACAATCCGCCCCACGGAATCGTATCGCCCATGGCAGTCAGCTCGGTCGGCTTCTGGAACATGGGAACAGTAAGGGTGAACGCAACCGATGACGGCGGGTACAGGTAGAACGTGGTAGCGCGCAACTCATACTCACTGGGGATGGCATTGTCGGCCCCGACATAGTACGAGCGCGGCATAGAAAGGGGGGTGAGCGTGGCCGTGACCGTATCCCCGCCCACCGTGTATGTTGCAAACGGATTCTCAGAGTTATCCAGCCCCAGAAACGTGGTGGGCAGGGCAACACTGGCCGTTCCTACTATCTGGCTGGTGCTTGTCCAGATAGTCTTGAGGAGTTCGCTCTGGTTGTACCAGAGACGATTGGTGATGACCTCCTGTACTGACTGCGCGGCGTCGATAAACTTAATCGTCGGAGTCGCACCGGGAAGCCGATTAGCTACGCGGTCAAACAGTTCTTGCAAGGTCATGGCTATCTCCGGGTGCGCTTCTTGGGCGCCGGGGCGGCAGGCACTTCAACCGGGTCTGCCGTGGCTTCATTGACAGTGAGTACCGTTTCGGTAGGCGTGAGGCCAGCCGCAGCCAGTTCTTCCGGCGTAAACTCAGTGTCTTCCTCTTCGTCTGCTGGAGCGCTTTGCTCCGCAGGGACGATGGTTGGGACAACGCGCTTGGCGCGCCCTTCCACAATCTCCTCTTCGGTGGGCTTGTACGGCTCAAGGCCCATCTGGGAATGGAAAAGTCCATTGTCGATGAAGAGTAGCCCGGTTTCCGTGTTCACCAGCCATTTCTTGTCCAGAAGGTCGTTCATGTACTCCCCCTTGCGGTTGATTAGTGTGCGCCTGTCCCCATCTTGTAGACAGACAGCGTGGTTGCGCCGGTACAAACAACCAGCCATGTTGACGTGTAGTTCTGGGCGGCGGTGTGGCCAGCCACAGAGGTTTCCAGCGTGATGCCGGTGTTGGTCTGGAGCGTAATGGCGTTGGCACCACCAGACACGTTGCGGATATTCAGCTCGAAAGCGTCTCCGGGCTTCATGTCGGCAAGCGCGATGATGTCAGTGGCCAGCGGCAAGGTGTAGTTGGCGGCGCCGGTAGGGGTGCCAACAATCAGAGAGTTCAAGACCTCTTGTGCAGTCAGCGTGACCGCGTTGGTCTTGGCAACAATCTGAAGGGGGAAGGTGCGCTTGTCTGCGGCCAGCAGGCCGACGCGCAGGTTCTCGAATTGAGACATGATGCTCTCCTTTGGAGCGGGGGCCGTAGCCCCCTCTCAGTGAATGTTACCCGGCGAAGGGTACAATCTCAGCAGTGATACGGAACTTGCCTTTGACTGTCCCACCAACGGTCGGGGTGAAGATGATGGAGTCGGATGCACCGTTGCTCAAGCGAACGGTCGGAGTCGGAACGATGCAGGCGGCAACGGTCGGGTACGTCCCGGCGTCAAGCGCGATGGCGGTAGCGATGTTGCCAGCGCCGGACTTGATTACGCCAGTGGGGGTAGTCCCGTTGGCGGCGCGCAGGATGGTGACAAAGACGTTGCGCACTTGGCACCCGATGGGCAGGGGCATAAGCACGCAGTCGTCACCAGAGGCAACGGCATTGCCAGCGAGGTCTTTGTCGTTGTCGAGGTCGATGTCTTTTTGAATCAGCACTGGCGAACCAACACCGGAAACGCCTTTTGCGCCAAACCCGGAGCCTTGGGTTACGGCAGAGGAAAAGTTACGAGTTGCCATGGTGAATATCCTCCCGAAGAGAGTCACCCCCCGGCACTGTTACCGGGGGATGGTTAGGGTTTATGATTAAGCTACTTTGGCGGCTGCATAACCCATGTATTTCGGGTTGATGACCTTGTAGCCGAAGACCTGCAAACCTTCCATTGCGCTGCCGAAGGTGTTTTGCAGTTCGAGCTTCCGGTTCTTCACCAGTTGGCTGGCGAAGGCGATGGAAGACTTGTGGCCGAACATCAGCGGGTAGACCGAGTTCACGCCAGTTCCGGTCAGCACCGGCAGGTTGTTGGACTTGTAAATCTTGAATCCAGCAATCTCACCGATACGCCCGTTGCGCAGAACAGCATTGGCGCCGTCGCCGTTGAAGTTCGAGGAGCGCAGGTCAGAAGTATTGAGGCGGGAAGCCACAACTTCTGGGATGACCAGCCATCGGTTGCCGTCTTCCGGCACTGCCTGCTCGCTCAGAACGCTGGACATGTAGGCGATGTAGTCCAGAATGTTGGCCTTGGTGACCGTAATCGGCGCGCCAGAAGTACCGAGGACGTAACCGCCCCACTTCTTACCAGCGGCGTTGCCGGTGTTGGCTGCATCGACTTGGCTGTAGACGTTGGCCAGAACGTCTTGGTCGATGATCAGACCCATGGACTCGGAAGCATCAGTTGCCCAAGTGTCGAGCGCGCTGATGTCGAACTGGGCCTCGTCAATGGCATCCAGACCAACCGAGTAGAACTTGGCGCGGTTGATTTGGAGTTCGATTGCCTGCGGCTCGTAGAACTTCCGAGCAGCGTTCAAGTCCATGTTCCGGGTGTAGTCCGAGATTGCTACGTCGGGCCGGGTACGGATGATGACCGTATCACCGAAAGCCTTGATTTCGCCCTCGTAATCGCGCATTGCGATTTCACCGAAAACTGTTTTGTCATAGAACTTTACAAGCAGTTTCTTGCTATACACCTTGGGGGTGTATTTGACGGCATCACCGCTGTTGTAGCCGGGGTAGTTACCTGCTGTTGGTTGAGGGAATCCCATGATAGCTCTCCATGCTATCTGCCCCCAATAACCCTACCTTCCTTAAAGGCTTGGTTGAAATACGCCTCCAACTGCTTATGCTCCGCTGGCCGGTTTGCGTACCTGCCACGCGCTACGTCGTCTTGAAACGTCTCCCACTCGGATAGGTTCACTACCTGCTGCGGGTTTGAATCCGTGAGCGACTGCGCATTTGTCGAGCGCCGAGGCGGCGTTATCATTGCCTGTTGCCCTGTCGGGTTAGTATGGTTAGGGGCAGATGCCATATTTGTTTGGGGCGCTTGAAGCGCCTTGTAGTCGTTGATGAAGCGTGCGACGCGGGTACTGTCTCCACCGTGATACGCTTCGTTCAGCAGTTCGTTGTACGTCCTGCCACTCAGCGGTTCGGTGTTGGTGTTTGTCCACGCCACAAACTCCGGCGTCAGTTGAATGTCCCACCAATCTGCTCCAGCCTGCTGGGCTATGGTGCTGTGGTAGCGGTCGGTTGCAGATACCTGCACCTGTGCTGCCACCGGCTGAACCACCTCTTGAGCGCTCGCGCGCGCAACGGTCTGGGTCATGCCCACCATGGCCTTCGCGGCCTTCTCCCCGTATTCCTCAACCAGCATGCGGTACTCGTCGGTTTCGGTCGGGGGCGTTACTGGTGCTGCGGGTGTCGATGCGACGGCATTTACCTTCGCTCGCAGGTCGCGCAGTTCAGCGTGAAGCCTCGGCACTTCTGCGTTGTACTTCCCGTTTAACGTCTCAAACCGCTGCCGCCACGTTTCACTGTTCGGGTCGTCAGTCTGGCTTGGCTGTTGTGC